ACATATCTAGAAGATGCCATGTTGGTATCACTTATGCACCTGCTCAGTGCATAACAGAAAACTTAATAGTTTTCAGGAGGTCAAAGGGTAGATATGTTTATCTGCCCTTTGACTTTTTCATGCCAATTATAAAGAGTTATGTTATAATATTATTTGTGGTGTTAACGCCTTACATTCTATATGTGAGGAGGTGATATCAACATGAGAAAGACATCTTCTAAGAAATCTGGATATTGGATTTTTCGCGCTTGGAAAATCGTAAATGGTCAGAAACTTTGGGCCAAAGATTACGGTTACAAAGCGTGGCCTATCTGGATTGAAATCTAAGCTCTGTTAATCACTGGTTTTCAGTTAACAAGCTTAACACCACAGGGATGCAGTTGACATGAGCAATCAATGAATTCCCAACTTGAGCCGACCTATATAAGTCGGCTCTTTTATTTTCCCAAACAAAAAGCACTCACCGTAGTAAGTGCTTTTGGAAAAGTTATTATAAAATCTCATTTTGTTAATTCGATTATTCTTCTTGCTAAAGCCGAAAATTCATTCTTAAAATTGTTGACGCTGTTAATATTCGTTTCCAACGCTTTGCCAAACATTTTAGAAACACTTTTTATATCCCCTTCATCTAGTGCAAATACCGGTTTAGAAAGGGCTTGGCTAATTGCAATAAGAGAATTAAAATCCGATATGTTAGCTAAGTCATATAAAGATAAATTTGAACCTTCCAAGACACTTGCCAACATACCCTCATCAATAATACAACTTTTCTGCCTCAAAGCGGGAGCCAGGTCATTTTTAACCGACTCCCTAATACGATCAATCCATTTTTGAAAAGAACTTGCCGGCGCAGAATTTCTCGGACGATACCTCTGTTGAATCACACCAAGAAATTTAGGCCTATTATGAATCACATAACCTTCATGATTAAAATTATTATCCTCTTTAAACCGCTCAATTTCTTTATGCCACTTATCAATATTTTTCTTTAGTGATGCCACCGCTTGATAGCAAAAGAAATCAGGATTTGCTGGGACAATAAAATAATCGCTCGACATTAATATAATTTCATTAAGCCCACCTACATTCGGGCTCAAATCAAACAATAAATAGTCTGCATTATTTTGCAAAGCAATCTTCTTTAACACCTCAGGGAAATTACCTACGATATTTTTAGTTGCCGGAACACCAGCAGAAATTTTGAGCGCAATACTAATCTGCGAATCTAAGTCGGCTGTATCTAAAGAACCTGGCAATAAAAACAAATTTGGATTCTCTGTTTTTACCAAAGTTCCTAAGGATTGCTTGGAAATTTCATCACTACTTATTCCATTAATTATATTTTCAATCACAGGCTTAAGCGTCAATATGCTGCGATCTTTATAAATTTCTTCAATCCCATCACTATCAAGCTTAGTATACCCTAACACTAAACCGGTCAGATTACACTGTGCATCTAAATCTACCATAACAACTTTTTTACCTAATGTAGCTAACATCCATCCCAAATTAAAAGTAGTCGTTGTCTTACTTACACCACCTTTGTGGTTAAAAAAAGCGATTGATTTCAAAGTCAACACCTCCGCTATTATTATACCACGCCTTTCTCGAAGTTTTATAGCATATTTAGGAGATTTTTATTCCGCAAACAAAAAAGCACCGGCGCTCATCACTCACCGATGCTTTTAGGAGGAGGTTTTTCCCAAAACTTCACACCTACAGTATATCACACTATGATGTTCACTTTTGTTCGGACTTTATAATTTGCGAAAGATTTTTTAGCGCCGCCATGTGAATCTCATATACCTGAGTCCTGCTATAATGCAGTTCTGTTCTGATTTTCCCCCAACTGTAACCATAGATATATCGATAATCCAGCACGGAACGCTGCTGATAGTCATCCAACGTCGAAATCATAAAAAGAACTAATGTCATGGCCTCTTTCAAATACGCGGTATCCTTTGCGATTTCTCGCTCCAAATCAGTGATTTTCGCCGCAGCGTTAGCCAAGCTGTCACCCAGTCCACCACTAGGGGCTAACGAATAGCTCGTTGTAATCTTTTCTGCCCTAGACCTTAGTTCGGCGATCAGCTCAATATTTTTATCGATACGCTGCAAACAGTACCGATATGACTGCAGCTTGTGTTTGACTTCTTCGTACATCGGTATCACCCCCCTAAGATTAGTACCGTCAAAATTGATCCCAGCAGAAACGCCCATGCTGCTATGATCATCAAAACGACTAAAGTCATGATTCACACTCTCCTATCAGCCTATCCAGGTACCATCTTGCCTTCTTCAGATCTTCCACACCATTTTTATGCTTCCAGCGGATTAAATATTTCAAAGCGTTCGCTGTACACACGGCCTCCATACCTGTCAGGTCTGCCGTCACAGCCGCGATCACATCGATCGTTTCAAACCCGTCCGGGAACCCCCGCAGCTGATAATGCGCCGGGTGGTTCACCATATCCTTTTTCTTTTCGTCGCCCACCTACCGTGCCCCCTATTCGATTAACTCAAGCAGCGTCACGCCAAGCGCGTCCGCAATCTTTAACATCGTTTTCGCTCTCGGGTTCCCCGTCCCGGTCTCGATACGCCTTAAATTATCCGGGCAGATACCGGTCTCTTCTGACAACTTCGCCCGAGACCATCCTTTTTGCTTACACAGCCGTACTATATTCATCCCAATCTTTTGCAGCTCATCCATGCCTATCACCTCTCTTTCTCCGATGCAGCTTCTCTATCAGTTTCGCCGCTGCTACCCCAAGTTTGCTTAATTCCCTGTCCCGACTCAAAAGATGGTTCTGGTTCCTTCGGGCGTTCACGGACCTGCTTATTATCGCCAGGTTCTCCAGGCTGCAGTTCAGCCTGTCTCCGTCAAGGAACACGATGCAATGCGTTCGCGGTACCGACCCGTGTGCCTTTTCCCACACAAGCCGGTGTTTCTGCTTCCATCTGTTCGGCTCTGCGATCTTGACATACAGATAGCCGTCAGATTTCACCAATTCCGACCCGACCAGCAGGTGGTTATGCGGCACATGCCCTGGCTTAAAACTCGTACATGACACGCGCCCTGGGAATTTCTTTCCTTTGTTCGCCGGGACATGACCCCTTTTAAACATCGTATCGATTCCCCGGCGCTCTCCCGTCTTTATTTTCGCGTCAATGCCGCTTTTAACGCCTATCCGGCATTTTGTGCTCGCTATGGCCTGCCGGGTGTAGACGGTACCGAACTTTTCGTTCACCCGATCCGCCAGTTCCTGATTACTTATACCCTTCACATTCTCCCGGATGAATTGTTTGACTCCTTCCGGTAACCGTCTCATTTCTTATCACCGCCCACATCCAGAAACGGTGGCAGCGATCTGTCGCCTGGAACATCTAACTCGCTGATCACCGCCTTAATCATCAGGTTGCCGTTCTGGATAATCTGCGCCGCCACGTTGCTCATCGCAGCGCTTCGAGATATCTCCTCCCGCAGCCGGTCCCCCTGTAGATCATCATCGTTCAGCCTTTCCATTTGCTCGAATAAAATATTATGCAGATCCGCTAATGTGTTCTTCATACCTGCCTCCTATTATCGTCCTCCTAAAACATGAACCCTTGGATTGCCGCCCACGACTTCCACATAGATCCCTTCCCGGAAAGAATAGTACTTTTCATTGATTTCCCGGAATACCTGCGCATCGTCTTTCCAAAAACCTGCGGTCGTCATACAGTCTTTAAACAGTTTGATCAGGTTATCTGTATCCGGCTTAGTAACCTTAGGGTCTCCCTCTATGTGATTGCCTTTGATGGGAAAGCACCATACTACATGCAAGCTTACAGGTCCGGTTAAGGGTTTTTGTGGAACATACTTAGCCAAGTAGGCCTCATACTTCGCTCTGGCCTCTTGCAGTTCTTTATCTTCATACACCTGGGGTTTTCCTTTCCGGATCACAATCCGTTTCTCCTGGTGTGTTTTTGTTGGGATCCGCATAGGGAGAAAAAATCGCATTTTTAAAATTCTCCTTTCGTTGAGGGAAACTCTTTGATCCCTTAGAAGGAAAGGGGAAAAAATAATGTGTTAAGAAAAATGGGGCTATTAATGCCCATTTTTTAACATATTTTTTTCCCCCTTTTAAGGGTGCGTAAATGAGGGAAAGAAATTTACATATATAGCGCTAATTTCCCTGAAAATTTCCCTGAGATTTTGACTAATTTTCATTGCTTACCACCTTCAAATTTTCAATCTTGTAATGTCCCATTTTGGCAATATCATTTCGCAAAGTTTTTTCACTGATATGAAATTCTGCCGCCAAATCTTTTAAATTCACTTCATGTCCTTTGGTTAATTTATCAGCAATGGCAAAATCCAAATCATTCTTTCGTGAATCTGCCTTGCTCGTTCTTTTTTGTGCGGACCGTTTACTTAATGTCTTCATATCGCCATCTTCCGCCGCCATCACCAAAACCCCCGTCTCATCAATCTTATGTATAGGCCACTCAAACCAAAGGTTGACTGGGGCGAAAGGGGCGAACTCTCGTAAGGTGCCGGAAATACGCCAGGCAGTTTTCTTATCTACCTCTCCGGACATGGCTTCACTGGTAAGCTGGATCATGTCCAGTAGCGCATCAGGATCCCTTGCGAACACACCGGAGCCGGATGCCCTGTCCATGGATCGCTTCATCCCCTGTAAGCCCTTGCTATGATGATGGCAATAGATGACCGCACAGCCTAATTCCGTCGCAACCTTGTCGAACTGGTTGCAAAAATGCGCCATCTGATCCGCCGAATTCTCATCACCGGTAATGACTTTATAAATCGGGTCGATAATAACAGCGATATAATCTTTTTTCATGGCACGGCGAATCAACTTCGGGGCCAGTTTATCCATGGGGATCGCCTTACCACGTAAATTCCAGACATCGATGCTGCCAATATGATTCGGAGGCACCGCCATGCCCCGATACACATCTTTAAATCGATTAAGGCAGCTGGCGCGGTCCAATTCAAGGTTGATATATAAAACTTTTCCCTGGGCACACTGAAACCCGATCCATTTACAGCCTTCCGCAATCGCGATAGACAGTTCGATAAGAGCGAATGATTTACCGGCCTTACTGGGCCCGGCCAGCAGCATCTTATGTCCCTGGCGAAGCACACCGTCAATTAACGGCGGCGCCAGTTCCGGCATATCGTTCCAGACCGCCGCCAAATCTTCCGGATCCGGAAGATCATCATTGACACTTTCAATCCAATCGAGCCATTCCCTATAGTTCTTTTTGCCTATGTTTGTCGCAATAATGAACTGTTTTTTCCCATCACGAACACACCCGGGTAACCGGGATAACCGGGAAGGATTCCTGTCTGCCGTGTCGACCGGCAGCCCGTTCTTCTCACAAACCTTATAAAGATGATCTACTCGCCGCCGATACTCCTCGTATGTGTCAGCATCGATGTGTACGATGGCATGGATCGACTTGTTCCCGGAATGAACCAACGCCGCCACAGGAAGCTCCATAGACTTAATGATATTAAGTTGTTTCCCGGGCTCCATATCGTCTGATTCGACTAGGGCATACCGGTAATCAGTGACGTTTTCATTTTTGCATCCAAGGCCATCTAATGGATTAAAACGAACCCATGCCCCGGCTTCCGGATTGTAGTCTCCAATGGCATAACCAATCTCGTTGTATTTTTTGAGCCTGTCGATAATTTGTTGCACGGTATCTTTATGAGAACCTTTATTTCGCGGAGACCATTTCCCGTCTTTTCGTTGAAATGATTCCATGACAAAACCAACCTTATCTTCCGGCTTGAATAAGGTTTTAAGATACCGGATCACTTCGTCTACCGGATTCCAGTTGCCAGGTTCTCTGATTTCTTCTTCCTGGACGTAATGTGTATCCACAACGACAAGCTCATCGTTGATCGTATCGTCCCAGGATAAAGGCTCATTATTTTCAATTTTTGATTTTGGTTTCCAGCCTCCCTGTTTGGCCAACTGTGTGATGGTGGCGCCCGTAACAGGCCGGGGATTTCCCAAAAAGGATTGCCATTTTCGCTGACATTCCCCCGGATGGTACCTTTCTCCGTCAGACCGACTCCATTCTTCCCATACAGAACAAGGATATCCTTCATGTTGCAAGGCCATACCGATATTAACCCATTCCTGATAGCTTAACCGTGAGCAGTCAATATATGACAGTAATGGGGTCAAATCGAATTCTGTTTTGTCATTCACTTTTTATACCTCCGGCTGATATGTTTCCGGATTAATGCCTGAAGGTATCATCCAGTGGTTTAACGCGATGCGGCCTATCATAGTAGTGGCAGCATTAAAAGACCATGTACCAACATGTTTAAACCCTTTGTTCTCCAAAAATCTTATTTGTTTTGGTGTAGTAAGCCCACTTTCCTTTCGCTTGATCAGCCTGTCCAACAACATACTTGCTTTACCGGCGTTCTCGACCGCTTCGGTATAAATACCGAATTTTTCTAATGTTTTCAGCTGTTTTTCGGATGCGGGTCCCATCTCCCATACGAACGATGGCTGCCAGTTCGCCAGGTCCTCATCCATGATGCTCATCTCATACTGCAGCGGATCCACCAGTTTGGCTCTTCTGTGCCGCATGGCTTTTAATTCCGCCGCCAATGCCATCTCCCGCTCAGCAATGACATCCTGCTGCGCTTCTTTTTCTACGTCTTCCAGATCAAAAACGCCGCCTTGGGTAAGCTTCTCTGTCATCCTACCCGCCACTTCTTCCGACTTGGCGATCAGATGCGCAGGACGCACCAGTTCATGCTTTTCAGTCTGCCATAAAAAATCCAACAGCAAACAGTCAGATTTACCCTGTGACGGGCGTAACCCTCTGCCCACGATCTGGCAATAGAGGCTTCTGCTTTTCGTGGCCCTCAAGCAAATTATGCAGTCCACAGACGGACAATCCCATCCTTCAGTCAACAGCATGGCGTTACACAACACTTTGTATTGGCCAGCCTCAAAGTCCTGAAGGACTTCCGATCGGTCCTTGGAAGTTCCATTCACTTCTGCGGCACTAAAACCTTTGCTTTGCAGGATCTGTTTAAATTTCCTGGCCGTGGCCACCAAAGGCAAAAAAACGACGGTTTTTCTGTCTCGGCAGTATTTCAGCATTTCATCAGCGATACGTTCCAGATAGGGATCTAACGCTTCGCCCAACTCACCGGTTTTATAGTCTCCGGCAGACGTTCCTACACGACTGATATCTATATTCAAAGGGATCGTTTGGGCCGTGATCCGGCAAAGATAACCTTCTTTGATCGCCTGCGGCAACGTATATTCATATGCCAGGGAATCGAAGAATACGCCTAAATTCTTTCGATCGCTGCGGTCGGGTGTAGCAGTCACACCCAACACATCGGCGGCGGGGAAATGGTTCAGCACGTTTTGATAACTTTGCGCTAAAATATGATGAGATTCGTCCACAATAATGGTTCCAAAGAAATCAGAAGGAAAATCCATCAGTCGGGACTGTCGCATCATCGTCTGTACGCTACCCACCGTGATCCGGTAAAAAGAATCCAGAGACGTTACCTCTGCCTTTTCTAATGCACAACCTAACCCTGTAAAACTTTGTATCTTTGCTTCGGCCTGCTCTAACAATTCGCCCCGGTGAGCCAGGATAAGGACACGCTGCCCATTCCTGACTCGGTCCTCGGCAACTTTTGAAAATACAACCGTTTTGCCGGTACCTGTAGGCAATACCAGCAATGTTTTTCGATTGCCCTTTTTCCACTCTCCCAGGATTGCATCACAGGCCTCTTGCTGATATGGCCTTAATCCCATAAAAGTGTCTCCTTTAGAACTTGCCGGCAGTGTATTTCGATGTGATCGCAGGAGCAGCCGGTTCTACATATTTATCGATCTGATTGTATTCTTTGTCTGCATATTGTCCGGTTCCCTTGCGATGTTTGATTACTAACCGCCCACGAGCGCCCGGGACCTGGTTCCAGTTCATTTTTAACGGCTCCCCCGGTTTTTTTAAGCCAATGCTGATAAAGAACTGGCTAAGCTTCCACTCCGTTTTTTTCGTCAGGAACAAACGATCCCTGATTTCCACGTCCCCCTCTTTGTCATGTACGGAGATATTCAGGTCTGCTTCCCAACAAGGCGGCATCTTTTCGCTGCCGGGGAACTTCACCCGCTCGAAGTTCTCCACTGTAAAAGGATATTCTCCTTCCGGAAGAAGACGGAAGGAATTGCCGCCTTCGTTCTCTATCGTGGAATCCCATTCCAACGCCTGATTTTCCTCCTCAAACACTACGTCCTTGCCCATGTTCTCAAATGCCATAATTTCTTCCTCCTTTAAAACGGAACTTTGATTGCTTCTGTAATGAATGCATGGATCTGAGACCATGCAGCGATCAACACATTTTCCACAAAATCATCGGGATACTGTTCTAACGTCATATCTTTAGGGAAATATCCCTTGGCGGCGACAGCGGCCTGTAACTCTTCTGAGGATACATCATCCCTTTTCATCAGATCCTGTACCTGTCTCCGGAGAGGATCCTGTTTTACAGGAGCGGTTTCTTCCGGAATCGATTCGACAGAAGATTCGGCTTCCTCTATGGTCTCCGGCATCTTACTATTGTTTGTTTTTTGGTTCGGATCCGGTACGACATGCGCAATTTCTTTGTACTCAAAAGGTAATTCTGGCGCCAACCCAAAGCGATTTTTCGCATCGGCAAACGTGGTATGAGAGGTGTACATGACACGTTGCCCGCCGACAGCCTTTTTCTTTGCCCCCATATTGGACTTATCGTCTACCAGAAGCGTTTTATAGTTCGCGAACAATACCATGTCGGCCCATTCTTTGACCATAGGGGCTACTTTGTTCGTCGTTTTACTGGAAAGTTTCAGTTCCCAATGGTCATAGCTGCCCTGTTCTTCCGGCATCGTGATCGTTCGGAGATTCGCGTGTGCCAAGATCACCACATTTTTATTGTGGGCGATCATTCGGTCCAGGTACTTGAGCAGCTTGCCAAATTCCTCGGTCAAATACGTGTATCCGGCCCCATAGCCAAAATCTTCAATGCCAGATTTCTGATGCCGTTCACAGATATAACGGATGGCCAGCCGTTCTGCCCAATCTGCCGTATCGATCACCAACGTGTCAAACCCATCTTGTGTCGATGCTTCCGCGATAGTCGCAAGTAAATCTAACCAGGTAGAGATACCATCGACCCGGTTTACATCCAGATAATGAGTACCGGCTTCCAGGTCGAGGAAAAGCGGCGCAGGGAATTGGCTGGCAAATGTGCTCTTTCCAATACCCTCTGTCCCGTAAATCAGAGCCTTGATTGGCCGGGATTGAATTCCTTTCGTAATTTTCATGCTTCCTCCTTATCTATATACTTTTATCCTTGCGTTAACTTCTATCCTTTTGTATAATGTAAGTGAACGTGTGAAATGTTCACCTTTGACCGCTATGTAGCTGTATCTGCATGGCGGTCTTATTTTGTTGCATTGGAACATGCCTTACCCTCCTATCCATCCACCGGTTATCGTGAACACCAGCAGCTGTACTACGCAGTACCCGCCAGCCATACATGCGGCGCCTAGGTAAAAATCCTTGTGAGCTACATGCGCCCATAGGTCTTTCAGATAATCGCTATATTCCATGTAGCAGCCTGCGATCCAGGCGTACGCGTTAACTAACTTTTTCATCGTTTCACCTTCTTTCAAGCTTTTTTCAATGCTTCTAAAAAATCAAACTTCTTGCTGCTTTTCTGCCGGCGCAATTCCGGCACGTTTGGGCGGGCCCGCCTCTGCGCCGTAGATAGGTTTACCTGTTCTTTCAGGACTGCATCTGCTTCCGGCTCATCAATGTAATACCTTCGTCCGATCCGCATGGCCGGCAGAATCCCCTCTCTGCAATACCGCCGGATCGTACTTTCCGGCAGGCCGCACTTCTCTGTGTAATCCTGTATCTTGATTAACTGCACGTTCTTCACCTCACTTTTCTATTGTTCATTCGCGTGTTGGGTTTTACAAAGTAATACTGTGGATAACTTTTTGTTTCCCCGTTCTGTGCTATAATTAATTCATACATCCGCTTTGCGTATCGTTATCCGGGATGTTCGGAACGACTTTTCCATGAATTCCTTAACGCACCATCAAAAGGTTCTTTCGTTCAT